GCATTGCCATGATTGCGACACTTTCCGAATCGCCATCCCACTCATAGAGATCGGGTGAGTGATCCCCATAGTGGTCATTTTCGACCATCCATTCGTGCATGTCACACCCCATGACATCTTGACCGTCTTGGGGTGTGTAGGTGTCGAGCAGGGTTTCCATGCCATCCTCCAGCTTGAAGAGATGCCATGCCATCTTGGGTGCGTCTGGTGTTTTCATGTTTGAGGTTAACTGAGCCACCGTTCAAGGGTGGCGGGGTTGGGGGTGACTGAGATTAGGCCTGAATCCTTTAGCGTGCGATATACAGCGTAAAGGAGGTTGGCGAGGACGAACAAGAGGAGGAGGCAACCTGCTTTCACAACCGTGCCCCCTTTTCTGCGCAGGTGGCTTGTTTGATTGCTGCGCGGGCACTGTCGGCAAACGCCTTTTCATGCTCGTCAAGGGTGTCGTTTGCTTCAATGCGTTCAATGAGCAGCAAGCCCAACCTCAACGCTTCCAGCATTGCGGGGGCGGCATCAGAGAATGCTTTGGCTTGGCGTTTGGCCTTCCGATTTGATTCAGTGTAATTCATGGCAGGATGATGAGGGCGAGGATTGCGAACATGATCAAGACCCCATAGCAATCAAGCGGGCTAGGGGTTTGGTGATCTGCATGAGGTGTCTTTTTGTGCGTGGGTGCATGGTGAGCGGGGGTTCAATTATCGCTTTTGAATGAACTCAATTGCGCTGTGGATTTGGTTGCGAAGGACACGATCCACGATGGACACCGTCCAAAGCAACTCAGCCAGTGCTTCCTGCGTCATTTGTGGCTCATAGCCTGAAACGTCTGCGTTTTTAAGCCAAGGGAGGTCGTCCGGGGCTTGCCATACTCCTCCCATTCCTGCCTTGCCCACCACCTCTTCCCCACAGAGTATTACGGTTGCAGTTATATCCGCATTCCATGCGTCCCAGCCATCAGGTCGAACATCATCGTGCCCATCATGTTCCCCTCGGTCTGGGTCTGGCGACCATGTGGTTTTGATGCAGATGGAGGGTGCAATCTTTGCCAATTTTTTCTGTAGTGTAGTTTTCATGGTGTCTTTTTCGGTTTGGGGGGTCGTTGTGACCCCCTCATTGCCCTCACCCTCTGTCACAGAGTGGGGGTGTGAGGGGATCAAGCGAATGTGCCTTTAAAGGTGACCGTGCCGAGGTTTTTGTGGGTGACCTCCTGCGTGAAGAATGTGGTGAGGTCTGGGTGGGGGTTGACGGTGACTTCATATGCACCCCACTTGCCCGCAATCGGCGCACCTGCCTTTTCTGCCTCTTGGGGAGTGGCAAATTGGTGTTGCAGGTGGCGGGGGTTGCAGGTGACCCCATAGCCCACTGAAAGAATCCAGTGCGCCTTTTCATCGTCGTGGGTGAGGCGGAAGGGTGAGCCGCAATTGTGCATGGAGGGGATGCTTTTGACCTCTGCATCCAAGGCGACGAACTTTTTGAGGAACTTCACTTTGCGGACGTTTTCCCGGATGACTGCGGCGGGGTATGGGTTGGTGGCAATGGTTGCCACCGTCCACTCATCTACAGCTTCCAGAGTGCGCTTGTGATGCGTTGCAGGGGGTAGCAAGGCCCGAATGCGCCTAGCCTCCACCATGTCCTCCCTGCCGTGTGTGCCTTCGCACACGTCACCGTGTCGGCGGGATTCGAACGTGATCGTTTCACCATCAAGGGAGAATTCAAACCATGTCGGGTGTGCCCGTTTTTTAACTTCATCCAGTGTCAGTGTTTTCGTTTTCGTTTTCGTTTTCATATGATGTCTTTTCGTTTTTGGGGGATCGTTGTGATCCCCTCAGTACCGCACCCCCGAAAGGGTGCGGCGTTGAAGGTTTCAGGGCAGAGGCTTTTCATTGTAGGGGTTGCTTTCCAGCCATATAGTTGGCACATCAAAACTGATGTCCTCGTAGTATGCTTTGAGGCTTTCCAGCAGGATGGCACATTGGTCGTTGATCACCAGCAGTTGCCCCGTCCACAGATGCACCAAATCCCCCGCCCAAACCTCCTCCTCAGAGGTGACCTTTTCAATGAAGGTGGTGAGGGACTGGTTTTGGGTGTCGTCCTTTTCAGTGTGCGGGGCTTGTTCACCAAAGGCGAGGAAGGGACGGTCGACAGTTTCGCAGTCTTCGAAGTCCACAATGTCCCTGTATAGGACGATGGTTTCGCTGTCTATGCCGAGGATTTGACCGCTTTTCAGGTTGATGAAATCAACAGGGCAGCAACCCCCCGAATCATAGGTTTCAACGGATAGGATGTGGTGGTGGGGTGCGTTCATGGCAGGGGTTTTTCAGTTTGGGTTGGGGTGGGTTTAGGAGTTAGAGAAAAGGTTGAAGACTGCTTCCCAATCACTACGTGACACCGCAATCACCCAATGACCTGCCTTGACGGTTCCAATGGTTTGCACCGGAATGCCCTTTTCGGAAAGGAAGGTTTCGAGGGTGGTGAGGGTTCCGTTCGTGTATCCGTATGGTAGGAGAATGCGTTTGCCTTTGGTGGGCAATTCGTCACCTGCTACGGATAGACTAAAACGTGCGCCTCTGTGATTGGTGGGGGGCAGGTACTTGGCTGAGATGATAATTGATGATGTGGTCATGGTGTGATGTCTGGTTTGTTTGGGTTTGGGGGTTGCAACGTGCAACCCCTCAGTGCCACCCTCCCGAAAGAGGGCGGGGTGAGGGGTTATGCGTTGGTCACTGCGTCCGCTTTCTTTTTTGATGTGCCATGCGAGGGAAAGCCGATGATGACGGAACGGTTGCCCCGTGCGCACAACTGGCAGGTTGCGCAACTGACACCCAACCCCTCCGGCCCTTTCAGGTTTTGAGTAGCGGGGCAAATCACCACCTTCCTTCCTTTGGGGGTGGTGGTGTTTTGGGTGGTGGTGGATGGCACGACGACGACCACGGGGGCAATGGCGAGGTCAGCCAATTGGTCTGCATGGTCTAGCGTGTTGGCACTGAGATTGACCACAAATCCCCCTTCATTTGCTTTCTGTACCGCTTCACGATTGGAAGCCCCAACCCCATCCCCAATGACGGGTTTGTGTGTGTATGTAAAACCCCTTTTGCCGACATTCGCTTTGGTGAGGTCTCTGAGGAAGGCGGGGGCGATTAGATCACCCAACCCTGCTAAATCACCAGCTTGGTTATGCCTCCACAACTGCCCATTCGGAAGGGAGGCAATTGCGGCAATGAATGCGGGCCAATCCATTCCACGTTGCCCCAAGGTTACCGCTTTGAAGTGAATGGCAAGGGGGCCAGATTCGGCATAACAACCGTTGCCCTTGAAAGGGCAGGTGGGGCATTGATGGGCACTTGATGTTGAAACTGGAATTGGGCCAGTTTTGACGTTGCTGGATTTGAGGGTGAGATGTGTTTTCATGGTGATGAGTTGTGGGGGTTTGGGGTTGTGGGTTTATTCGGCGGATGTGCCAAGGTTGAGGAATGCGGCTCCAATGAATGAGAGGGGGAAAAAGGCGAGGAAGCCCAAAATCACACCGGGGGAGTTGTATGTTGATGTGTGCCACACCCCATAAGGAAGGATGGCGATAGCGGACAAAATGAAGAGAGTTCCGAGGGAATAAAGGATAGTGGCGAGTTTCATATGTTTGGATGTTTGGGTTAACTGACACCCCAGAATAGACCTATAGGGGCAAACGTCAAGTGTGGAATGTGAAATTACCCAAAAATAATCCGAGACCCCCATGCCTGGTTAAATCCTGCCTAGTTGGGGAGGTTAGCGGACATCTACTGGGCAGGCTGGAATCCTTATTCCATAAGGGATTGCGGAGTTTCTGCCTGATTACCTAATTAATTCTGGAAAGTTAATGGGCGGGGGAAAGAAAAACGAAAAAGGGAATCTGCTAATTTTTGTGGGTGATGTGTATTGGTTTGGGGGATTTTATTGGGTAATTAGGCAGAGGCCCATTCTATAAGGGTTGCAGCCTGCCTAGTTATGGTAATTATGGGGCAACTAGGCATCAACTGACTTGTTTGGGGTTGCTGGGGATTTGAGATGGGGGGATGGTTTGGGATGAGTTCAACGTACAAGTTAAAAAGTTGGGAAGAGGTCTGGGCTATGGAATATGTGAGCAATGGGGGCAACGCCACCAAAGCCTATCAAGTTGCAAGACCGAATGCGGGGTTGGCAACGTGTCAAACTGAGGGTTCAAGGATGGCACGGGATGAGATTATAATGGAGGAAGTGGGCAGGTTGAGGGTTGCGGGGGTCACCTCAAAATTCCTCAGCAATGAGGAACGAAGGCAGTTTCTAGCGGACACGGTGCGGGCCAATCCCCAAACTGTGATGAGCGACAAACCCCACCTTGCCCAATCGGTAAAGGTCACACGCCGAATCACAGAGTCCGGTGAGGTGGAAGAAAGGGTGGAAGTGAAGTTAGCGGACAAGTTAAAAGCCATTGCCCTTGATGCGGCAATGGCTGGAGAATTGGCCCCCGCTCAAGCTGGGGCAGCTTCTCCCATAGCATCCGCTCTTGATGCACTGATGGGTCTCGCAACCCCTGCCCCTGCCCCTGCCCCTGCCCCTGCCCCTGCCCCTGCCCCTGCCCCTGCCCCTGCCCCTGCCCCTGCCCTGCTTGCATTGGATGATGGGGGGGATTTGCTCTAATCGGGGCATAACTACATACAACAACCGTATGACCAAATGCGATTCCCTTATTCTATAAGGGTTCCAGCCTATTGAGACAGTAATTGATGGGGTGGGATGGGGTTGGGTGGCTTGATGAGACGCAACAAGGGCGACGATGGGGCGACGATGGGGCGACGATTTGGCCTGGAATCCGGTGAGGGGGCCGGGGGGGAAGCCGCCCCCTTCGCCGCAAACACAAAATGACCCAATCCCCACAACCCCAAAAATCCACACACCCTGATGTCCGCTAATCCACACACCACGATGTCCGTTAACCCCGATGTCCGCTACAACTTCAGACTTGACCGCAACTCCAATGTCCGTTACTCCTGCACCACCATGTATGCCCACAACTTGATCAACAAACGCTTTGGGAAGCTCAAGGCTAAAAGGCGGGTGCGTAACCCCCTGCTCGACAGACGGGACGCATGGTGGCTGTGTGAGTGTGATTGTGGATGCGAAGTGAGTGTGCCCGCCTACAACCTTAAACGGGGCAACACCAAGTCCTGCGGGTGCCTCAAGCATGGTCCCAAACCTGACGAATCACCCGAGGAGGACGACCTGCTATGACAGAGGACGATGACCTCATTGGAGAGACACCCCTCGAACGTGCAACGCGCAGGGCAGAGGAGTTCATGGCACCGAGGCAACCCACCGAGCAGGAGATTGCTCAGATCGTTGCCACCAAGTTTGCAGACAAGATGTGGAGGATGAACAACCTCTATGTGATCCTCAACGAGGATGGTCTGGTCGAGCAGTTCAAACTGCGGCATGAGCAGGTGGAGTTCCTCACCAACAGGCATCACCGCAACTTCGTCCCCAAAGCGCGGAAGTTGGGCATGAGCACCCTGATCGTGCTGGACTACCTCGACTCCTGCCTGTTTACCAAGGACTTCCGTTGTGGGGTCATCGACATCAAGGAGGCGGATGCCCAGGACAAACTAGCCATCGCCCGCTTCGCATGGGACAAGGGACCGATAGAGCATCCTGACCTTGCCCTGCGCACCATCTGGGCAACTGCCATCTGCCCCCGCAACAAGCTCACCTCATCGTCCAATGGACACATGGCATGGCGCAATGGCTCTGAATACACAGCCGGGGTGCGATACACAGGGAAGACCCCGATCAAACTGCACATCTCGGAGTTTGGCCCCATCGCCGCACAGGCACCCAAGGTGGCTGAGGACATCGTGCGAGGTTCGATGAACGCTGTGCCCATGAACGGCACCATCGATGTGGAGACCACGATGGAGGGCGGGAGGATTGGGCACTGCTACCACATCTTCAAGCAGGCACTCCACGCCACCAAGGAGAACCAACTCACACCCCTGGACTGGCGCATGCACTTCTTCTCTTGGCTGGGGCATCCCTCATACCGCATCAGGGGACTCAAGCCCAAGCAGCAACAGACCATTGACTACTTCGAGAAACTCACCGAGGCGCACAGGTTCTGGATCATGGACAAGTTCGGGTGGGAGAACGGCATCGTCCCACAGGACAGGCAGGCGTGGTGGGAGAAGAAGAGGGAGCAACTCAAAGACCTCATGTGGCAGCAGTTCCCAACCACGGTGGACGAGTGCGACATGGCGAACGTGACAGGGCAGATCTACCCCGAGATGACCACGGTGCGCAACCAGGGCAGAGTCACCTCCTACAACCCCGAGCCGCACCTGCCGTTCTTCATCTCTGCCGACCTCGGTTCCTCGGTCAACACCGCACTGTGGTTGCACCAACCCGCAGGCAAGCAGCACAACGTCATCGACTGCGCGTTCGGAGAGGGCAAGGGGGCAGCGTGGGTGGCAGAGCAGTTCCGCAAGTGGGAGACCCAGTTCGGGCAGATCGTGCAACTCATCATCCCGCACGATGCCAACACCACGGACAAGGGATCGGGCCTCACCTATGTGGAGAACTTGGTCAAGTGTGCCATCCCCCGAGCCAAGATCGTGGTGGTCCCCCGCACCCCGGACGTGTGGACAGGCATTGATGCCACACGCAAACTGCTCTCACGCTGCTGGTTCCACACCCGCACTGACGAACCCACACGGGACACCGATGGCAATGAGCACCCAGGAGGGGTGGTGCGTCTCGAAGGCTACCGGGTCCGCCCATCGACCTCGGGGGCGGCATCGATCAACCCGTTCAAGGACGGCGTTTGCGACCACGCTGCCGATGCCATGCGCACCTATGCTGAAGCGGACGAGCAGTCATTGGTCCGCACCCACCTGCGGGTCGAAGAGCGGGAGAACGGCACCACCTCCATCACCGGACAACGCACGGTGAAGGTCATCATGCAGACACCATAACCCTATGCCATTACACGAAACATCCATCCCCCCGCTCAAGTGCCTAGTGCGCCGTGAGTTCCTGACAGGCAACCCCGAGCACGAAGGGCAGTATGAGAAAGGCGTTGCCGTCTCAGTCCGGTCCATCCCCGGTTCATGCGCACTGTTCCAAGTGCTGCTGGAGAATGGGGCACTGCGCGACAAGTTGCCCATCCACGCACTGCATGACTACGAGCACGCACACGTCCACCCGTTCCACCACCTGCAACTCTGGAACTCCTTCTCAGCCAATTTCAGCATCGTGGAGATTAACTTCCTCTCCGGCCTGAAAGTGTCAGTGCGGATGAAGGACGGCACCTGGGCAGACGGCATCTACTTGTGGACGATGCAGTGGGGGCCGGACTACACCAACGGGGCAGACATCACCCTTGCCATTCACCCCGAGGAGCACAAGAGCGGGCACTTCATTGCCCTCGATTGCGGGGAGTATGCAGTGCAGCCCAACAACCGTTTGCGGTGGCAGGAACCGAGTCATGTCACCAAGCCCTTCCCAGACCGACCAGACTACGTGGTCAACGAGGACGAGTGGAACTGCGAGGCGTATGCCAAGTGGCAGACAGAGGATAGCAATGCGTGGCACTACCAAACCCAGGAGAACCCGTGACACCCAAGCAGCAGGCACTCAACCTCTACAACGGCAACGCTGTGCGCTACGTCACCGAGCGGCACCTCATCCGCACACTCCCGCAAGGCAGGACCATAGAGACCCCACAGTGCTGCGTGTGGGGGTTCCCGATCCTGCTCACCCCCCGGCTGCTCATGCACGGCACAGTCACCATCCACCATGAACCCAACCCGAATTGTTGGATGGTTTGGCTCTGCACAGGTGATCTGGAGAGTGCGGTTGGATTCATCCCCTACCCCCTCCCCTACATCGCTTTTGCGCGTGACAACCGACTCAGGGGGTATAGTTTTGAGAAGTTGACCCGCAAACTTATGAAAAACTTACCCCATATCCAGTGGCACCAGCAACCCGAGCAGCAGCACCAGTTCGGAGGCGGGGGAGGTGGTGGTCCCTCCAAGACGCAGAAGGAGAACGATAAGCTCAACAACCAACTGCTCAAGCAGCAACTTGCGGCGATGGGCAAGGAGCAGCCTGAGATGCCAGCCTTCGTCGCACCACCCACACCCAAGTACGCACCACCTCCGAGTCAGACCTCACAGGATGCGGAGGCAGCGGCACAGGAGTTTCGGAAAGCAGCCAAGATGCGCCGGGGGTTCGCCCGCTCCAAGCTGGGAGCAGGTGACACAGGCAGATCATCCACCCCCGCACCCTCTGCTACGGCACAGGGGGCAAAACCCACACTCGGCTAATCCACGATGAAAATCTCCCTCACTGAACTAGGAGTCCGTTGTCACAGAGCTTGGCAGGAGGCTGAGTTGAAACGGATGCAGATGGTGAACGTGTTCAAGCAACTGGGGGACTATGCCCGCCCATCGGTGGATGCGATCAACAGCACAGAGCCAAACCACAACAGCAGCAAGTCCACCCAACGGCACACCCGCCTGTTCGACTCCACCTTGATGAACTCGGTGGAACAGCACGCATCGGGGATCAAGGCGTGGATGTCACCCGCCAACTCGTTCTGGTTTCAAGTGCTCCCCGATGATGCCTACAACGGGGATGATGAGGTGGCTGAATGGCACTCCCGTGTCTCTCAGATCATGGAGAGGCAGATCAACCTGTCCAACTTCCATGCTGAGGACTTCGAGGCAGTGATCGACGGTGCGGCATTCGGCACCCGTCACCTGCTCATCACCGAGTCACCTCCAGGGATCGACAAGCCCTTCATCGCCCAACGGTGGGACCCCAACACGTTCAGCATGACCGAGAACGCAGAGGGGTTTGTGGATGGTGTCTATGCCACCAAGAACTACACCCCCAAGCAGGCAGTGGAGAAGTTCGGGGAGGACATGGTGCCCGACTCGGTGCTCCAGAAGTTCAAGCTCAAACCCGAGGACTCCAGTGAGGAGCAGTACGTCCTGTGCATCTACAAGCGCATGGACGATGAGCGCATCACTGACTCCCCACTCGCTGAGGACATGGAGATTGCCTCGGTGTGGATTCATGCAACGAGCAAGAAGGTGGTGCGCAACTCCGGACATGAGGACATGCCAGCCATCGTCTCCCGGCACCTCAAGTGGTCTGGCACACCATTTGGCATTGCACCTGCGATCAAGGCACTAGCGGATGCACGGCAACTCAACTCCCTGCAATGCAGTCTCGACCTCCTTGCGGATGTCGCAGCCAACCCCCGGCTGCTCATCCCCGTGGAGCAGGAGGGCAACGTGAACCTCATGCCGGGGGGACCGACCTACTATGCCGATCCCAACCGAGTTCCAAAGACATGGGGCAGCGAGGGCACCTACGTTGAAGGGCAGAACCGTGTGCAGATGCGCAGGCAGGACATCGAACGTGCGCTCAACCTCGACGTGTTCAGAACCTTCCGCAACATCACCAAGGAAATCACGGCAACCGAGGCGTTGGAGATTCGGCAGGAAGCCATCGACCTCTTCTCTCCAGTGTTCAGCCTCATGTCCACCGAGCACTACGAGCGTGTGCTCATCCGCATCTTTAACATCCTCCTGCGCCGTGGCTACTTCCCTCCGGTGCCTGAGAAGATGCTCATTCCCATCTCCGACACCGAGGCAACAATCATGCCACCCAAGGTGTCATTCACATCTCGCATGGCGATGGCAATCAGCCAACGGCACAAGGCTGCGATTGATGAATCCCTGCAACGCCGACTTGGGGTTGCCAGTATAATCGGTGAGGCAGCGTTCGATGACATCAAGGTGCCCGAGGCGTTGAAGCTAATTGACCAAGGCAATGGTCTCCCTGCCCACCTCCACCGCACCAACGAGGAGTTGGCGCAACTGCAAGAGGCACGCAGGCAGCAGCAGGCAGCAGCCCAGCAGATGCAGATGATGGAGCAGGCAGCGAGTGCAGCAGGCAAGCTCAAAGGCACTGGAGTACTTGAAGCAGCAACCGCATGATCCTCGACGCACTCATGGTGGAGGTGATCGAACGCCTCTACCCCGACGAACCCAACCCCGTTCTACGGTTGCAGCAACTCTGCCGTAACACGTTCGGATCGGGGTCTGGGCGTGAGCTACTTGCCATCCTCAACCACGCAGTCCCACCGATGGCACCGAGCGTGCGGGAGGGTGCGGACAATGATCCGGCAGTGGTAGGCATGAGAGATGGGCGCAGAGAGGTGAGCGCATTCCTATTCCGATATTCGGGGAATCCCCCGGCAGCACCAGAACAACAGCAACAACCCAAGAAAAGGACCAAGTAATATGGCTAAAAAAGCAGCAGCAAAGAAGGTCGCAGCAAAGAAGGTTGCGAGAACCCGTGTCACCGATGATGACCTCATTGGAGATACACCCAATAAATCAACAACCAAGCAGGCGAAGGTGGCAACACACTTGACTATGGAAACCCCGACAGAGGTTGATCCCAACGCACGCATCGTGCGCGGAGTGGTCATCCCGCCCTACCCAAAGGAACTCGCCTCCATCGAAGAGGGGGACAAGACTCCGGCAGTGAAGGAGTGGTTCAGGAAGAATCACCCCGATGCCTACGCCGCACTATACCCAACCATCACGGTGGGCTAACCCCCAGCAATCCCAGGACCCAAGAGCAACATGAAACGATACACCCCAATCTCCACTGCCCTCCTGCCCGTCAAATGGCATGACCAGTGGGATCAGCAGAACAAAGAAGGTGAGAGCACCACGGAGCAGACCACCACAACCGAGCAGACGACAACCACCCAAACTGAGGAGGTCAAACCCCTGCTCGGTGAGGACTTGTCCTTCGCCCCAGGTTGGCAGGAAAAACTGCCCGAGGAGATGCGTCCAACAGCGGCGAACTTCAAAGACCTCCCTTCAATGGTGAAGTCTTTGATCCACACCAAGCAGTTGGCGAGTGGCAAGATGGAAGGGTACATCAAAGTCCCTGGTGAGGGTGCAACCCCAGAAGAGGTTGCTGCTTATCGCAAGGCGCAGGGTGTTCCCGATGCCCCAGACGGTTACGAGTTGAAAAAGCCCGAGGGCGAACTCGGCAACTTCTACAACGAGGAGGAGGTCAAGGCGTTTGCTGCCAAGGCTGCTGAACTGGGTCTCACCAAGGCACAGGCAGCGGCATTGGCTGAGTGGCGTTTGGGCATCTCCAAGGAGTTCGACGACAAGGAGCGCGAAGAGGGCAGAGCGTTCCTTGCCGAACGGGACAAGACGTTCACCGAGGCTTGGGGTGCCAAGAAGGACGCAGAGTTGGTTGATGCGCAGCGGATGCTGCTCACCCTCGACCACTCGCTCAAACCTGAGTTGGTGAATTTCCTCGAACCCAAGCTGGTGGTGGCACTGGCTGCGTTCGCCAAGAAGCTGAACCCAGACACGATGGTGTCCAAGGAGCAGTTCAGCAACAAGCTCACTGCCAGTTCGCAGTCACAGGACATCGTGGGCAACCCGAGCAATCCCGATTATGCGGCATTCCACGATCCTCGCCACCCGAACCATGCCCAAGTGAAGCAGAAGGTGCTTGACGGGTTCAAAGGATAATGGCAGGATCGCACCCGACGAGGTTCATCTTCTCCAGGGGCGAATCTGATGTCATGGTGAGTTGCCCATCCCTTAGCGGGGGTGGGCAATTTTTTTTGTTGCATTCCCCGAGAATGCCCTCACACTGGAATCTGACAGAGATGGTTGGTGTGGCCCGCATGACGGATTCCCAATAGCACCAACCGGATCACCCAGGACTGCATGACACCCGCAATCGCGGACTATGGCACGGCAGGACTAACCATCCTCAACCTAACCCATAATCAATCGTGCTATGAAAAGCCTGAATCGTGCTCTCTTAATCCTATCGGCTCTTGTCGCTGCTGTGCAGTTGGCTGGAGGTAATCTATTCGCAGCCTATGCTATTGCCTTCATCGGTGGTGCTGCTGCCATCCCGTGGTCTGAACACACCCCCGGTCTGTTCTGCTCACTCACCATCCCCGAGAACTACATGCGGGCCTTCTCCGCAATCTGGGGTCATACCGTCCAGCAAGAGACGGCAAAGCTCGCCAACATCGTCACCATTGACGAGTTCGAGGGTAAAGAGAAAATCTATACCGATCTGAACAAGGTTGAGTTCGTCAAAAAGCGTGGTCGCCTCCAGAAAACGGTAAGCCAAGAGGCTACCAGTGAGAAGCGCAAGATGACTCGCCAGGACTTCAGTTGCCACATCATCTTTGATCGTGGGGACAACCAGTTGCTCGGGATGCTCGGTGAACCCACTTCTGAAATTCAGGTTGAAATGCGCTATGCGTTCCAACGCTCAATGGATGAGGGTTTGATCGAGGCAGCTTCCGCTACCGTCTACGGTGGAGTTGACCCATACGTTACGGCAATCACCCTGCCTAACGCGCAGAAGGTTGCGGTCAACTACGTCCCCTCCGGCTCGCCTGCCAACTCCGGTCTGACACCGGACAAACTGCAAGCTGCTATCAAACGCTTTGAGGATCAAAACCTCGACGTGAATGGTGAGGACTTCGTGCTCGCAATCGGACCCAAGCAGAAGGAAGACCTCTTCCAGTATGTGAAGACCGCTCCATCCTCCACTTATGCGATGATGATTGGCAAGTGGTTGAACAACCCCAACGAGAAGTTGTTCGGATTCACAGTCATCGTCTCCACCCGCCTTGCCCTCAACGCGAGCACCGATGTTCGCACCTGCCTTGCATGGAGTCGCCGGGGCATCTACGCCGCACCGAGCAAGATGGAAGTGATGATCGATGTGCTGCCTGAACAAGAGCACGCTCGCCTCATCTCCAGCTACGGGCAGTGGGGCTTTATGCGCCGCTACGAAGAACGAGTTCTTGAAATCTTCTGCGACGAATCCCCATAACCCCTAACTGCCCTGCCCAGTGACCCTGGGCGGGGCAAACCCACAAACAGCAAACTCTAACTCCTCAATATTATGGCTTCACGCGAATCTTCATTCTACACTCTCCAAAAGGAGCGCGATTACAAACTCCACTCCGAACAATCCGTTCGGGACTTGGTGGGCAGTCTCCGCACTGTCCGCATCCCTTACACCGTCACTGGGTCCGAGACGGGCACCGACACCATCGAACTGTGCTACCCACAGATCGAAGGCTACCTCATCCCCGAACTCTCCCGTGTCTCGAACACTGGGGCAGGTGATGTGGACGTTGACCTCACCATCCGCAAAGTGAACACTGCTGGCACTGCCACTGCGCTCACTGCTGCTGCTGCCGTGGACAACGATTCGGTTGCCTTCGCCCGCCCCTCCGGTCTGGTGGTTCCCATCATCGAAAAAACGGATTACCTGCAAGCACTCACTGCTGTTACGGCAATGACTGCTGCCGACATCCTTGTGTTTGAACTCACCTTTGTGGTGTTCAAGAACGACTAAGCCCTTCGGTCCCAGGGTTGCTCTGAGGGGTGGAACTGCTGTTGCGGTTCCACCCCTTTCCCTTTATACTCACCACCATGACTCAACTCGAACTCTGCAATCTTGCCCTCGACAAGTTGGGGGAGCCACCCATCACATCCATTGGAGCATCCACCCCGGCAGCACAGGCTTGCACCCGCCTCTACCAACCAACACTGGACGCACTGGTGAGGAAGTATCGCTGGAACTTCGCCCGCAAGTCGGTGGTGCTGGAACCAGTTTGGGTCGCAGCAACGAGTGTGTTCCGCAGTGCCACAGATGTCATTCAAGTGAGTAAGACGGCACACGGTTTGGTTGCTGGGCAACGCATCTTGTTGGACACCAGTGACTATCCAGATGCCAATGGGCACTTCTATATCTCTGCCGACCCGGCAGTCGCCACCAATCACTTTCACATCAACCTTGAAGGTGCTGCCGACATCACCTCCTCACTTGGGAAATACCACGTTGCCCCGCAGCACACCTGGGCATACAAGATCGCACTGCCATCTGACTGCCTCGCCCTCCGCACAGTGGAGGGGTATGAGGTGGGTCGCCCACACCAGTTCTTTGTTCTCGAAGGCAGGAGCATATTCTGCAATCTGGAGGAAGTCGAAGTCACCTACACGCAGAAGCAGACGGGTGGCACCGATGAGGCAAACTTCGACACCATCTTCAATGATCTGTTTGCCTGCTCGTTGGCAGCAGAACTTGCCATGCCAGTGACAGGCGCCATGTCTCGCAGAAGTGATATGATGTCACTCTATGGTGAGGTGTTGCAGACTGCCCTCATGTCGAATGTGTTTGAGCATCGGGATAACCTGATTGATCGCACGCAGGGTCCGACCTCCGCAATGGCTCGCCAATACGCCTGATTATGCCCCAGACCTCACAGCAGAAAATCTCGTTCAACAGTGGGATCATGTCGCCCACACTCGCAGCACGGTTGGACTTGGAGAAGGCAGCAGCAGGTTGCCGCATCCTCGACAACTTCATCCCCCGAGACTCGGGTGCTGCGTTCAAGCGTGCGGGGTTTGAATACCTGGGCAGGACGAAAGACTCAGGCCCAGCCTGCCTTCGTCCATTTAATTACTCCGTCAATACCCGTTTCCAGCTTGAGTTCGGTGCAGGCGAAGTGCGGTTCTGGGAGGATCGCGCACGGGTGCATCTGCCCGTTGGATCGTTCACGGCATGGAGTGGGACAACCACACAATACACGATTGGCACACCAGTATACCAATCAAACGTAATCTACCGAGCAGCAAGCACCCACACACCGAGCGGAGGCAATCAACCACCCAACGCAGTCTGGACAACTACCAACATCAAGGTATTTGCAGCATCGACTTCCTACGTTGTCGGAGATATTGTTTACCCAGGGCATATTTGCACTACCGCACACACATCAGCTGGTTCCTTGGACCCAACTAAGTTCGCCCAGTTCTATGTCCCACCGGGAGGCAACTGGTTTTCATCAACCGCATACGCAGTCGGCGATAAAATATTCCACATAGTAGCTGGCAACTACCGAGTTTTCAGGTGTATCTCTGCTCACACTTCTGGAGCGAGCACAGAACCAGGGGTCGGTGGAAGTTGGACAACCCGCTGGGAGAATTATAGCACAACCCCGAACCACTCTACGGCATCCAAAGTTTACGTGGCTGGGGACTCAGTGAAAGTAGGAAGCACTGTTTACCTTTGCAACGCCAACCACACAAGCAGCACCAGCAATGAGCCAACAGATGGGGGGTCCCCCTGGTCTGTGCTCACAGGGGTTATCGCATGGTCGGGAACAAGCACAGCACGGGCAGTGGGAGACTGGGTATTCTACGGAGGGGTTGTCCACAAATTTAACTTCGCTACTACAACCGGAGCATACTTCGGTCAATACTGGAGATTCAGCGGAGACGTTCCCGAAATCATTCCGACAGCATGGACATCCTCACCCACCTACTCGGTCAATGCCATTGTGAGCAGTGGCACCCCGGCAGCACTCTACGTTTGCATTGCCGATCACGTCACAGCATCGACAACGCAGCCAGGAACGGATGGAGGATCACCTTACTGGCAGAAACTCAGCAACGTGTTTTCATGGGTCACGGGCACCAACTACACCGCAGGTGAGTATGTAGTCAACGCAGGCATCTCTTACCTCGTTGTCACCGATCACACCAGCGGCACCTTCGCCACCGATCTGTCAGCAGGCAGACTGCTCGCTGCCGACTACCCACTCGAACTGGCACTGCCGTACTCAGAAGCAGAGGCATTCGAGGTGAACCCCGTGGCAATCAACGACCAAGTGTGGCTGCTGCACCCAAGCCATGAGACACGCATCCTCGAACGCTTTGCGGACACAGCATGGAGAGTGGGTCCGGTGAATTGGGACCAACCCCCAATGCGGGATGAGAACATTGAGAACGACCACACCATGACTGCATCTGCCACAACAGGCAGCGTCACTCTCACCAGTTCCAAGAAATACTTCGACGCACGCATGGTGGGTGGCTACTTCCAGATTGCCCACAGGCGGGATCAAAGCACTGAGAAGTTGGCATTCAACGCATCGGGCACAGGCACGGCATTGCGAGTGAATGGTAGGCTGGACATCTTCATCTACGGCACCGCATGGAAGGGCACCGTCCACCTTGAGTTTAGCGATGATGGCACAACCAACTGGCTCACTGAACGGTCATGGGTGCAACCCGTTGCCAACATGCGCACCATCTCAACTAACGTCACCACACCCAAGGAGGTGTTTGCTCGTCTGCGCTTTGTGCGGGATGGGGCAGGCACCACCAGTGACTATGGCATCATCGAAGCAGCCAGTTCCCGTGTGACAGGCTTGGTGAAGATCACAGGTTACTCATCCCCCACCCAGGTCTCAGCCACGGTGATGAAGGACATCTGGAGCACCGATGCAACTACTTTGTGGTCCGAGGGTGCCTACTCCGATTATCGGGGCTGGCCGAGGGCAGCAACAGTGCATGAGCAACGCCTCGTCCTCATCGGCACCGAGGATGAGTCTGAGAAGGTGAGGGCATCCCGATTCGACGGGTTCTTTGACTTCTCCGAACTCACCTCAGACGATGGGGCACTTGCGTTCGTCGCAGCCAACAGAGAGTCCAATGCGCTCATGTGGGTTGAATCATTCGGGCGCATCCTCGCAGCAGGGTCACTGGCTGAGGAGTGGTCAATCAACAGCGGCAGTGAGGGTAAGATCCTCACACCCACCAACCCACCACGCATTGAGCGGGAGACTCGGGTTGGAAGTTGCAACATTCCCGCTCTCCTCCTCGGTGACGCACTGGTGTTTGTGGCGAACGACAGACAGCAGGTGATGGAGTTCAGCTACTCGTTCAGCGAGGACAAGTATGTGAAGCAGAAGATGACCCAGCTTGCGGAGCACATGTTCGACTCGGGCATCAAGCAAATGGCAGCATCTCGGCAACCCGACACCATGCTCTACTGCGTCATGAATGATGGGCGTTTGATGTCCTTCACGTATGACCGGGGGCAGGGTGTGGTCGCATGGGCACAGCACACCACAGATGGTCTGTTCGAGTCAGTCTCGGTCATCTACGGTGGCGAGTTGAATGCGGATGAGGTGTGGGTGGTGGTGAAGCGCACAATCAACGGGCAGGATGTCCGTTATGTGGAGGCACTGCACAAGGACACTGCCCGCTACCGATTTGAGGGCACGATCAATGAGTTGTGCTATTGCGACTCCTCGGTGCTCGTCACCAACTCCCCAGCCTCCACCACAGTGGCAGGTCTCGACCACTTGGAGGGTGAGGCAGTTTCCGTGCTCGCAGATGGTGTGGTGGTCACAGGCAAGACTGTGAGCGGGGGAGCGATCACCCTCAGCACAGCAGCCTCGACCATCCGTGTGGGGTTGCCCTTCACTGCCAAACTCCAAGGCAACTGGCTGGACATGCAGTTGCAGGACGGGAGTGCGCAGGACAAGAAGCAGCGGGTGTCCAAGATCACGGTTATCACCCACCAGTCCAACGGGATGGAGTATCATGCGGACCCAGATGAAGGCACAGGGCAGTGGTATAGTGAGGGGTTGGGGAACACCTCGGCAATCGCTTCACGGGTGACTCGCCCGACCAAGTTTGAGGTGACGAACGTGATGCGACACTACTGGGAAACCAACCTCACTTTGCGCTCGTCTCTCCCCTTGCCAGTGAATGTCCTCGCCATTATCTATCAGAATGAATACTTTGGTTGAAAGTGACAAGGAGTTGGTGCTGCGAGGCTTGCAAGCTATTGGCATCTCCGAGGAGCATGTGCGTGAGCATGGGGTGATCAATGCGGCAGAGTTTGCCCTCCTCCAAATGGAGCAGATTGGAACCTACGAGGTCGAGCACTATGCCCTGCCGGGATTCATTGCAAGGCAGGCAATCCTCCGGGCACCCAGCATCATCACCACCGAGCGTCATCTGCACTGGCACCCGTTCGTGATCTCCTACGGCAGCGTGAGCGTCTACAACGAACTCGACGGCACCGTGAAGCACATCCATGCGATCAATGCGCCGGGAGGTCATTTCACCTCACTGACTGAGCCAGGAACCCGGCGTTTAATTTTCGTGCGTGAGGAGACTCTTTGGACTACCTTCCACAGGTGCGACCACAATGACCCAAACCAAATGGTCAGTGAGAACATCATCCCCAATGACAACCCCCTCCTGCTCCAATGATTGAACATCTTCTCCATTTGCCTTTGGCAACTATGGCATTCACTTATGTCTTTATGGCAGCAACGGTGGTGTCTGGTGTGGTGGGTGCAGTCGCCTCATACCGTCAAGGCAAAGAGGCACAGCGGGTTGCTGATCTCAATGCTGATCTCGCCAACCAGGAGGCACGGCAGCAGCTTGCCATTGGGCGGATGCAGGAGCAGGTTGCCATGCAGCAGGCAAATGCCGAGAGGGCAGCGATGATGGCAGAGGCAGCAGCGGCTAACGCCAACGCCTCCGCAATCGACCAGGAGACCCTCGCCAACGAGGCACGCAGCCGGGAAGAGCAGCGCAGGGCACGGGAGGAGGCACGGCAGCGTCTGGCTGAGACCGGGGGCATCTTTGCAGGCGCAGGTGTGGTCGGCACCACAGGCACCCCCCTAGCAGTGCTGGCTGAGTCTGCCATGTTGGAAGAGGCGAACGTGATCGACATGCAGTATCTCACCAATGTGGAAAGCACCAAGTCCCGATACGAGTCGGCAGTGGAGAGAGCAAACGCAGGAAGGATGGCGGGCGCAGCCAACGCACAATATGCCATCAGCAAGAATGCTGCGAAGGTGTCCGGGATTGCGTCCCAGATCGGTGCTAGAAACAAAACCACTCAAGCTGAAATCGAAAGGTCTGCTGGACGCGCAGCACGCAAACAGGCAAATCTCGCAGCCATTGGTGAGGTCATTGGTGCAGTGGGTGGTGCCGCAGGTGCTTATTCAATGGGGGCATCCCGCTCAACTTCCGGTAGCTACCGTCCAAAGGCGAAGAACCCGAGCGTGCCGAGCAACTATTTCTACTAAAATCCTCTGCCTAATTACCCGATTATGATTCGACTCCCACGCAGGAACCCGGAAATAAATGCAGACTATTCACCTCGCCGCAGGTTGTCGGCAGGTGGGTTGCGTTTGAATTTCTCCGACTCACAGAGGGCACTCAGCGACTTGAATCGGGCAGTTGGGCAGGGACCCCGCTACGTGGAGGAAGATGTGTCCAGTGGGGTGAAGGCAGTGGCGAAAGGTGCGCAGCAGGTCACAAGCGCATTACAAGAGTTGCAGATTCGCAACCAGGATATAACGGACAAACGCAAGCTGTTCGACAACGAGACCAAACTCGCAGTCATGGGGGAGGAGTTGCAGGGCAAACTCACTTTGGAGAATGACCCCAACAAATGGGAGTCCATCGCAGCAGAGCACATGGCATCGGTGGAGTTTGACACTGAGGGCATGAGTCCCTCCGCAGTGGAGGCGTTGCAGCAATACACTGAGCGAACCAAGGCAATCACTGTGGCACGGGCACGCAATGGTGGGTTTGCCGAGAACGAGCGCAGGATGGTCAATTCAGCGATGGCGAACCTCGACATCCACACCCGGGCACGCAACCTGCGGGGCATTGCGGAGACTACCAAAGCAATGGTTGATGACGGGCATTGGACCCCTGAGCAGGGAATGAATGTTGCGCAGGAACATGCAAGGCGGGTGCAGTCCGATATTTTCCGTGATCTTAAAATTAAGGTAGAGACACTTCAAACTGAAGGAAGATTCGATGAAGTCCCCAGTGTCATAGAAGAAGAAGAACTGATTGCCAACGACCCCCTACTTCAAGTGGAAGTAGAGAACATGCTTTTGCAGAACAAAGCAAAGAGAGAGGAGTTCGATTTCACGAATGCCATCTCAGCCAACCCACAAGCAGAACTTGATGAGTTGCGCAAAGGCAAGGACGGGAAGTATGGCAGCAAACCAGAATGGCAGAGGCAGGACATGACCTTCAAAGCCTCACAGATGGTGGAGAACAAGTCCGCAGTGAATGCCAAACGCGCAATCGACGGGATCATTGGTAAGACCATCACCAAACCTGAGCAGTTGGACGGACCTGAGTTCAAGGACATCACCCCGGTTCAGAAGGAGACCCTCAAGAAGACCTTGCTGGAGGGGGCACCCAATAATGACAAAGAGTGGATGGGGTTGGCTGCGGAAATTAACAACTTTGAACCCTCAGACAACTCGGATCAGGATGCGCTTCGTCTTGCCCACATTGAGAACATGGTGGGGGTGCGGTTCAAGGGCAGTTACAAGGATCAACTTGTGCGCATGATTGCGGAGCGCAGGGAAGGGGGGACCGAGAGTGATGTTGTTGCAAAGCAAAAACTTACAAAATACCTGACAGAGGGGTTCCTCGGAAACTACAAGGTGCCATATGTGCCACCAAAGGATGGTTGGCTTTTTGGCGACACTCCAGGCACCCCGCTATCCCCGGCGGATCAAGCACTCACCGACACTGCCGTCCCGGAGGGGCAGCGCATCACGAAGGGCAAACCTGTGGTTGATGTCCAGCGTGAGGCGTTGGCTCGAGCAAAGTGGTCAGCAGGTCTTAACGGGTTGGCTTTGATGAAGCAAAAAGGTGCAACTGCCAAGGAGATGGAGGACTGGGTGGATAGCTACGCACAGCAGTATTCAGTCAGTGCCGCTTTGCAAAACAAAGAGAAGGAGATGACCCCGATCCAGCAGCAACCTCTGTTCAACTCGCTGCCCAATGTGAACAAGTTCATGCAGAACCGTCCTTTGCCCAAGAGTTGGCAGGGCAAGCTACCCCCAGAAGAAGGGGTGAAGGACGAATCCAAGTTGAAAATGGAGACTGCACAGCCGAGTGAGGATGGAGTCATGCCCGTTCCCCCCAGACCTGGTGAAGCCACTCCGAACCCATCACTCCTACCAGTAATCACCAACTAATTTATGCCCCTCCTAGACGAAGACACAGCCATTGGACTCGCACAGAAGCACATGTCGATGGGGGCAATGGGTCCAGAACCCATCGACCCGCTTGAGGTCAAAGCATTGGATGAATACACCATCCACCAGCAGGAGTTGGGGTTGCCTCTGTTCCCTGCGTATGAGGCAAAGGCACGCACCGAGCTGGAGGGATACCGCAGCATCTTCACCGACCTAAAAAAGGTGGACGAGTGGGAACCCTCCATGAAGCAAGTGGCAGCAACCTCCCCTGACCCGGACAAGGCGAGGCAGATGTTTGCCAACTCCATGTTTCTTGCCAAAGAACTCGGCAAGTCGGTGGCTGAGGTGCAGGCGAACTACAACGAATGGATGGGTGGGTATTCACAGAAGGTGTGGGGCAAACGGGTTGCTGACACTGCGGGGTTCTACGGCATGGCGCAGGGGCATGTGAAGAAGGAGACTGAGGCTGAGGACACAGGCAGTGAGGCAATGCGCCTTGCGCTCACCTCCGCAGCACTCGGCACCAACGACAGTGTTGGGGACTACCAGAAGTGGCGGGAGAAGACTGCTGGCAAGGAACCCAGTAAAGATGCGCACTTGGCATTTTCGTTCACCTACAGCAAGGTCAAGTCGCAGATTGAGGACAAGAAGCACATCGTCTCTGGTGCGGTCTCTGCGCTCAAGCAAATGATGTCAGGTGAGGGGGCAACCGCAGGCACAGACACACGCATTGTGGATGCCCTCGTGGACATGGACCCCAAAGACCGTCCTCTTGTGCTTGCTGCTATCATGGCGGGGGCACAGGCAACAGGGGAGGCATCGGACAAGGACTGGACAACTTTGTTCCCCCAGATCGGTGAATCCTTCTCCCGCATCCTGACCAGTGCGTGGGGTGGCGTTGGACGGCAGGAGTTGGAGCAGAATTTGATCACGGTCAAAGCCGAGTACCTCGGTGGCAAGGATGGCAAAATGCTGCTCCCGGAGTCCCCGGTCACTTCCCCCGAGCAAGCACGGGACTTGGTGGAAAAAACCCTGCTTGAGGTGATAGGAAAAAAGACAGGTCTCATGCAGATGGGCACGGGTTCTTCGACGGGCATGGGTGGGGGACCTGTGTCTGTGTCACCCATTGGGGAAGAAGGAACCAAACGGTATAGGACACCCACCGAGCAGGAGCGCAGGCTTATAAACTCCGAGCTGAACCGGGTGACCCGCATCAACCAGATCACACGGGAGATCGAGAACGCAGCAGTGGCAACCGATCCGGTGAAGGCACTGTTCGCCAACTCCATTGGTTCAACTCTCGCACTGGTCCCGATGGCAATGATGGGACCGGGCGGTATGATGGTCGCAGCCAAGGCATACTCAGGCATGGAGTATGACAAAGTTCGACTCATGTATCCGACCATTCCCGAGGACAAGGTGTCCATGATCTCCGATCTCTCCGGGTTCGTCATGGCAGGGTTGGACAAGATTGAGGGTGACTTCCTCACGGGCAAACTGCCCTCGGTAAGTCACCTCATCAAGAAGGGCATTTTCTCCACGGTGGTGGGTCGGATGGGTCTTCGTGCGGTTGAGGGTGTGTTAATTCAGAACTTTCAGGAGTTCACGCAGGACGCATCCCGTTTGGTCATCCAAGACCTCGCTGCTGCCGTTGACTCTGACGTCGAAGGCACCGACCTCAGTGAGTGGTCCGGGTTCTGGGACGAGCGTTTGGACGTGGCGATAGACATGATCCCGCTCAACCTCATCGGGTTGGGGGCAGGGACTTACAACGACTTCTCGAATGCAGTCGATGCGATGAAGCGCAGGGAGTATCTGAACCTCGCAGGGATCAATGATGAGGCAGCAGCACCGATCATCGACCTCGCCAACAAAGGGGACGAGGAGGGGTCGCAGGCTGCGCTACGCGAAGCGTTCCTCAACCGGGACCCCGAGGTTGCCCGTGCTGCCTCTGAGCGCATGGGACCCGCAGCGCAGGCAACGCAGAGGTTCGATACTCTGCTCACCCAGAACTTCACCCCCCGCTACACGCAGGAGGGAGACAACCACATCCTCACCTTCCCAGATGGGCGGGTCATCAAGGCTGAGTCATGGGGCGAGGCACGGTGGTACATGGAGCAGGCGATGGGGGACAAGCTCAGTGAGGAGATCACTGTGGTGGCAGACATGGCAAACTTCTTCACAGGGCAGCAGCGTGAAGGGATGACCGAGCGGGTGGACATGATCCCCAAGAAACGCACCCAGCAGCAGGAGGTAGAGGCAGGCACCATCACTGAGGAGCAGGCACGGGAGCGTGCGGCAATTGCAGGTGAGGCGTTTGGCCTGACACCGGAAGAGGCGCAGGAGGAGACGTGGACAGTGCTCGGGCGAAACACTGTGGATACTCAGGAAGAAGTGGCGAAGAGTGCCATCGATCTGTTCGAGGGTGCGGGTGTGGACACCGTGATGGAAGAGGTGGTCGAGGGACGGTTGAAGGTGGCACTGGACAAAAAACGCTACTCAATGGATCAGGTCAAAAGGTTCATCGCACAGGTGGAGTCTGTGACCAATGAGAAGTTCCTGGTCGCAGACACTGAGCAGGGGGTCATCGAAGCGATCAGTGCCATCGTGGTGGCGGACGTGATTGGGCGCAGGAAAGACGGCACCCAGCTTCCGGCAGGTCTGGTAACTCGGGGGATGCTGCAAGCCGTTCAACGCCAGTCCACCCCACAGGCGAACCGCAAACTCATGGGCATGGTGCAGGCGTTCCGCTCGTTCTTCCGGCAGGTGTTTGCCCGTGCGAGGGCATTGAACAAAGCCAAGGCTGAGGGCACACTCGGGAAAGAGTATCAAGGGTTCGTCGATGAACTGCTTGGTGTTGATCCCCAGGTGCGGGAGTTGAACGTGGCTGCGACTGAGGCACGGGCAACTGCCACAGCAGTGGCAACCGGGGAGACGCAGCAGACCCCGATGGAGAAGCAGGCAGCATCCTCTCTCAAGCTCGGTGCCATCGTGCGCTACAATGGGTATGTTGGCAGACTGGAGCAGGACGGGCAGCGGTTTGTGGTGCGGGCACCTGATCAAGAGGTTGAGCTATCAGGTGAGGACTTGGTGGAGGTGGTGCTTGAACGCGATCCTGCCACCACCCGTGAACTGTTCGTGAAGGAGTTGGGTGCAACCGAGGTGAACCTCGTTGAAGGTAAGTTCACACCTGCCCCATCCGGTCTTGCCATCATTTCCCCAACCGGGGTGCGACTGGTGCCACAAAACCGCACACTCAGCAAGAACGTGGTGCAGACACCAGACGGCATGGCATTCAGGGTGCTTGACCCAGCCAAAGGCAGGATCACTTTGCTCACTGGGCAACAGGCGCAACAGGCGATGGATGCGATGCTGGAGGCAGCAGGACGGCAGGAGGCAGCGGGGCGCAAGGTAAGCTACTCGCTGGGACGGGCGACACAGTCTGCACCTCAACAGGTAACAGGTGAGTTCTTCAGTAACCCAGATAGTTTCTATCGGGTAATCGTTGGGGAAGAAGCACTTCAGGATATTCTGGACACAGGCACGGTGAGGACTAACGCCACAGAAAAGACCAAGGAAGGCATGACTTTGGCTGAGAAAATGGCAGCTAGACCAACTGCATTCCCCTCGTTCAGCAAAGGCAATGCCAGCATGAGTTACGCGGGACAGAATGAAAACCACTCCATTGTTGTGACGGAGGATGCCTCCATGCAACCTTCCACATCGGGCAGGCATTCAGCAGGAAAGACGATGTTCCCAACGGTTAATGGGGTCCACCAAAAATCCTTGAACAGCAACTTTGCTGTTTATAAGCACATGGGGGATGGCAAGTATGAAAAGGTGTTCGACAGCACAGAGGCAGCGGGGCAGAAGGTAAGCTACGCACTCGCACCCGCCAAGTTCTCGGAGCAGGTGATGACCGAGCTTGAGAAAGAACTCGGCAAGGACCCGGCGCAACGGTGGGCAATGGCAATGGAGATCGTCAGGCGCATCTCCAAACTGTCCACAGAGGTGGATGCAATGGCAGCGGCAGACCTCACTGCTTCACAGCGCATTGAGGCGCAGAAGCAGTTCACGCAGAACCGCTATGAGGAACTGCTGAATGAGATGCCCCCCGGCCAAACCGATGAGGCGAAGTTCGAGGTGATGACCCAAGCACGCAAGGAGGGTGATGAATGGGCGAAGCAGAACAAAGCGGATGCCCCAGGACAACGGGAGCGCATCATCGGTTATCAGCGGATTGTGAACGCTGCTCTCATGGGGTTGCCCAAGAACCTGCGCACCGACATTGGCGGGTTCCTCCAGGTTGCCGATGCTCGGTCTGCCACCACCGCACTCAAGGCAATCAAGAATCACATCGGCAAGATTGGGGACACAGTGGAGCGGTATCTGAAGGAGGAGTTCCAGACCGAGATCAAGGCACTCATCAAGCGTGGCAAGCCCAACCTCAAAGCCGGGGAGGCACCCTCCAGTAACATCGGTGCCGAGGCATCGAATCTGTTCGGGGTTGCTGCTGAGGCAATCAAGATGAACGAGGTGCAAACTCTCAAGGCAATATCAGATCGGGAGACTGAAATCCTCGACCCCAACAACAAGCCCACCCCCGAGCGGGAGCAGCAGTTGCGTGACGAGATCAACATCATCAACCTTGCGGGTGACCTCAAGAATGCCACTGCGGCTGAGTCGAAGGCACTGCTCGACACGTTGCAGGAAATCTATGACGGGGGATACCTCATCCGACTGGCGCGGGAGAACCAAAAGCGTGCGGTGGTCGAACGGTTGAAGGACATGTTCAAAGTTGGCACTGGTCTGAAGACACCCCAAGAGGTCGAGGCAGCAATGGCGAAGATGAGGGCACGGGGCAAGGTCAAACTTTGGTGGGACACCATCCTCCTGGAACTGGGTAGCTTCAATGACCTCATCTACATGCTGGCAGGGGAGAACTCCGAGTTTGCCCGTGAACTGCTGAACATGGAACGCAAATCTGACAACATGGTGCATGACCTCAACGATGCGATGGAGAAGGACGTGGGTGACTTCTTCACGCGCATAGCCGGATCTGAGATCAAGGGGCAGCACCTGCGTGCGGCAATGAGTCTGAACACCAAGAAGGGCAAACTGTGGTTGGGTGTGAACAAGGCAGGGCAACCCCCGGTGAAGCATGTGATCAAGATCGCAGGGCAACCTGATGCAGTGGAATACACCTCCCAGATGGAGGCAATCCACGATCTCATGATGTGGAGGCAACCGGACGGCAAGCGCAACATGGGGGGCAAGTATGACCTCAATGGTGAGCGCACATCCACCTGGGGCTATGATGACGCATGGGCGCAGGAGACCATGAACCAACTCACTCCCGAGGCATGGCAGTTGATGGACTGGTTGACCCAGCAATACAAAGACGAGTATGCGGTCATCGACCCATTGGTGCGTGACCGTCTGGGTGTGATGCTGCCACAGAACCCACTCTACTCCCCGCTCACCAACTCCCCTGCGCAGGTGCAGGCAGGGCAGATGACCAACCCGGTCACAGGGGCAGCGGTCAACGGCAGCATGGGGATCACCTCTCCCGCACTGAAGACCCGCAACACCTCAATCAATAAGCCTCGCAAAGGTGACGCACTGAAAGTGTTCATGGCGCACTCTCGGCAGATGAATCACTGGATTGCCAATTACGACTTTGCACGCACCATGCAGCAGTTGTTCCTCAGCCGTGAAATGCTCGACTATGTGGAGGCAAAGGGCGGGGAGGCAGCAGTGAGGATGCTCCTAGCCCGAGTGGACATGGCAGTGCTTGGGGGGATGCGGGACAGTGGAGTCCAGCTTGCCATCGACGGGGCACTGAAGGATGCAGCAGGACGTGCGGCTGCGTCTGCAATCCTTGGCCGGGTGTCTACTCTTGCAGTGCAATCGACCCAACTCTTCGCAGGCAGCATGAAGATGCCGCAGTCCACCTTCCTGCGTCTGTTCGGGAAACTAAGTGCCGGGCAACTCGACTGGTCGGGCACCAAGAATAGCCAGTTCATCCAACGCCGAATCGCGCAGAAGTCGCCACTGGTGCAGGAGGCAATGCGTGGGTTGCTCAACGCCACCAGTCCGAGTCTGATCAAGAACCAGCAGCGCAGGTTGGCTGAGTTGCTGGCAGGCACCGATGCTTACTTCACTGCTGCCACCCACACCATGATCTACCACCACCAACTTGAGGTGGCAAAGGGGTTGGGCATGAAAGGGGCAGAGGCAGAGCAGTTTGCGATGGACGAGGCAGACAGGTTGACCGAGGAGGTGGCGCAACCCGTTCGCCAGTCCCAACGGTCTCTGCTCGAACTGCGCAATTCGCAGACATGGGGAGGACGGGTGGGGTGGGCATTCGCCTCCGAGGCACGGCAGAAACTTGCCATCCTGATGGTGGCTGCGGACAAGGTGAAGACCGACCCAAGCTGGAACAACATCGGGGAACTGGCACGGGTGGCAAACTACGTCTTCATGATCAACGGTTTGCTGGTGCAGATGTGGAAGAGGTCATGGTTGCTTGCCCGAACCCCCGGCGGGGACGATGAGGACTTCGACTGGAAGGGCATTGTCTTGTCCTCCCTGGCATCACCGCTCACAGGTGCCCCAGGTTGGCAGGTGCTCACCGACACAGGCAACATGCTCTCAGCGGGTATGCGATCTGAGGGTGCGGTCAAACGTATGGTCGCCACCATTACCGGAGAGGATCAACCCTATGACGGAGACCCCGTGAAATTCATGAAGGATGCCGAGCTTATCCTCGGTGCCTTGTCCCTGTTTTCGGACACTGCGGCAACCCTTTCGGGGTATTCCCACGTAGTAACCGACCTCGCAAAACTGATTGACGCACAGACTGAGGACTGATACCCTTCCCCGTTATGAACCTCCGCACCGTCTCCTCTACCTCCTCATGGGCAGCGTTGCCCGACCTCTACGCACAGGAGGTGGACATCCTGAACTCCACAGGTGAGTCCCTTGAACTGCGATATGCCGGAGAGACATCTGCTGGGCAGCAGATCACTATTCCCGATGGAGGTAGCGTCACCTTGTCGGTTATCTCCAACGCCAAGGAAGTGGAGATTAAAGCCACCACTGGGGCAGCAGGTGTGCAAATCATCGTTTCACCATGAGCAGGTTCCCTTCACGCAGATTCGGCCCTCCCCTTAATGCAGGTGGGGGTGGCAGCACTGGACTTCCAGCAAGTGTTACATTTGCCTTTGATGCTCGTTTGCTGACACTGGCAGACACCACAGAAATTGATAGCACAACAAACATCTGGAACTCAGATGTTGGCAGTTACACGGCAGGGCAATCAGACGCAGATCGTCGTCCGCAAGTATCTACAAACTCATCAGAGAGTGGAACTGAACGCACAGTTGTATTTGACGCAACAACAGATGAGGAGGATTTGCTGCTGCTGACTCCGGCACCTTCACTATCTGGTCCATTTTCCCTGTTCTTCAAAGTCAAGACTACCGTTAATGGAGGTATGCTTGCGGTTGATGAACCACCAACTAAGTTCATCTGCGCCATCTCCGTTGAGGGTGCAGGGATGAAGCTGCTGTTTGGCAGCGGGGGAACTGTTATCGAAAGCACCGAGGCACCAACGCTCAATGATAGTTCGTTCCACACTATTGAAGTTCATCGCAATGGGGCTGACTTAGTTGAGTGGTTTGTCGATGGCACTGCATATAGCTCAGGAACCAACACCGAAACCATCTCTTTTGACGCGATCTGCAACTCCTTTGGTGGCAACCTGGAGTGCGTGGTGTTCTGTGACACCCGTGTGTCTGTTGGCGATCAAACTCAGATTCGTTCGTACCTTGCTGCATGAAGAGGCGTGGTGGCAGATTCGGCATGATGGGGTCTCCTGTCACCCCTGAAAGTGTGCAGATGTTCTCCCGTGGTTTTGCTATACAGCCCAACCCCATTGTGGATTTGAGCACTGGCACCCGTGCTGGGCAGTTGCAGGAGTTCATCGTGCTGGATAACCCCAATGATCCTGCTGCCCTGATTGCCTACTACTCCGCATGGTCGAATGGTGCAGGCGACTCAACTGCGATCTGGCGATGCACAGGCACCAAGGCTGCTCCTAGCGTGTGGAGCAACCACACCGAGGTGTTGACCGCCGATGACGCTGGGATGGACTACGTGCGCCTCGGCAGTGTGACATGGGATGGGTCAACCTATCGGTTCTTCCTGAGTGGTGGTGCAGATGGAGTTTATCGGGTCAACTCAGCAGACGGCATCGACCTATCTGCAACCCCAGTGTCGATGATGACTCAAGCTGGGCAAGGAGCGGAGGAGGCTGGAGCAGTTTCCCTCTTCGCCGCCATCATCATCGACGGCACCCATTGGGGTGTTTACACAGTTGACTCGGCAACCCCAAGTGCCCGTTTCCGGCTTGCCACATCGCCTACGGGTGACACCTGGACAAAGACAGACGACACCATCCTTGCCCCCGGTGGCAGTGGTCCTGACAGTGGCGGGTTTGAGTGGCACTTCCTCAATGTGGTGGGGACGAACTTGGTCATGTCTTATGAGGCGTGGAATGGGGTGGACGCATGGACAGGGAACATCGCATACGCTCCCCTGTCTGGGTTCACTGGCACTTGGGCCAAACTGCCCGCCCCTGTGCTCGTAGCGGACCCTGAGAGCACCTTTGCACAGGTCAATGTGGCTACCCCCAGTTTCCGCAAGATCGCAGGAACATGGTACACCTTTTTCCAAGGCGTGAATGAAGTTCCTAGCGTACCTACTGGAAATGGTGGACCTTGGAAAATTGGCATCGCAGCCCTCAACCCCGCTTAACATTATGAGCAAAGCCTCCGCTATCCACCGCATTGCCCAGCAGGACACACCACAGATGGTGGATGTCCCTGACACATGGAGCGGATTGATCGTGTGGGCATTGGGCAGATTCGGTGGGATCGTGGTTGCCACAGCGTTCCTTGCCTACGCATGGCATGATGGCAATGAGTCCCACAAGAAGCAGACGGAGAGGCTTATCACTCTTTTGGAGAACAAGGCAAGGACAGACACCGAATTAGCGACTGCGCTCAAGGGTCTATCTGTTGCCATCGACGAAGTAGCAAAGGACGCAAAGCAAGCCCACTTCCGCCCATGAGTTTCCCCGATCCCATTTTCCGAAAGCGGAAACGACAAGAGAAACCAAACCTCAAAGCCAAAGACATCCCCATGAAACTCATCTTCAAGTTCCTCAGTCCCTACCTCACCAGTTGGAAAACCACCCTTGCTGGTATTGGCATGGTGCTAAGTGGTGCCTCAACCATCGTGCATGAAGTAGCCACCCTCGCATCGGGTGGCACTCCTGACATCGAAATCATTTCAATGGCAGCAGGCACCGTGGTCGGTGGTGTTGGTCTCATCACCGCACGGGACGCAAACAAGTCCACCGAGCAGTCCAAGTGACCCGCAACGCCCATCGCCGTCACTGATTGAACAGGGTCAAGGCTGCTTCGAAGTTGGCATTCATCCTGTTGGTCTCAGTGACGGTGTGTGGGTTTGTGATCTACACCTTCCTCACCATCATCACATGTCCCCCATGAACCACCCTGCATTCTCCCCACTCGCTGAGGCACCACCTCCCTCACCCTTCCCTACCATCCACCAACTCGCTATGTCTGATCCCCACCCATCCGGCATTGCCGATCATGTCTTTGAGGCGCATGAATCCGCGAAGGCAAGGCTGAGCAGGAGCGGGAGCGGGAGCGCGGTGGCTCAGGTCTCGGTGAACACGATCAATGGCGCAATCGAACTCATCCCCCAAGACCGTTCCATCCTCGACAAGTTGAAGGCACTCGGGGCTGAGGTCACAGTCACAATAAACTGGTAACTCTATGAACATCTCGAACAAAGGCGTTGGTCTGGTGAAGCACTTCGAGGGGTTGTTCATCATGTCCTACCTCTGCCCTGCACAGGTCTGGACGATTGGCTATGGGCACACAGGTATCACACACAACGATGGCACGGTGAAGCGTGGGATGAAGATCACGCAGGAGAAGGCAGAGGGGTTGCTGGCGATGGACCTCAATACCAAGTATGCGCCGGACGTAATCAGGATGGTCAAGGTGCCCCTCACTCAGAACCAGTTCGATGCGTTGGTGTCCTTCCACTTCAACACGGGGGCGTTGGGCAAGTCCACCCTCCTGCGCAAGCTCAATGCGGGTGACTACAAGGGTGCTGCTGCTGAGTTCGGCAAGTGGACCCGAGGTGGAGGCAGAGTCCTGCCGGGGTTGGTGCGCAGACGCAAAGCAGAGAGGCACCTGTTCGAAACAGGGGAGTTGAACTTCTTCAACTAGAACGGGCAGTTGTCATCCTCGACCTCGGGGATATGCACATACCCCTTCCTCCGCTCCTGATTACCCTTCGCCACGTTCTCCGCGCAGGTTATGATCTGAAGGTTGCCCATCTCATAGCCTCGGGTGTGGTCGATGCGATCCAGATGCAGGCAGGGGCGGGTGCATCCCTTGTTGTCCATATACTCCTGCTGCATCACCACCTCCCTGTACTCCTCTAAGGTGAGTTTCCACTCAATGCCCCGAGTCTTGGCGTTGGACTTCTTCTCGGCAAACGTGGTGCGCACCGGGTCCAGTATGCGGGTCAGGGTTGACCTGTGCATGGAGCAGAGTCGGTGCTTGGCAGGTTTGCGGTTACCATCCCCTGTCCGACTCTCCCTGCGGCAGAACCTCACTGGGCATTTCCCCGGTCTGCACTCCTTGCGAAACTCGAAGTGACCCTCACCCTCCATTGCGCAGTGCCTCCAACATGGTGAGTGCGTTGAGTAGCTTTGCCTCGTTGTCCGCTTTGCTCTCCACCACCGAGGCTACCACCTCGTCGACGGTGTCAGGGATGATGAGACGGTAGACCATCACCTGCTTGGTCTGCCCCCTGCGTGCGAGTCGGCAGATCATTTGCTCGTAGTCCTCCCGGCTGTAAGTGAGGGTTGTCCAGACGAGCGTGCTGCCCCCGTGTTGCAAGTTTAGACCGTGCCCAACGCTCTTGGGGTGAGCGACCAGCACTGGCACCTTCCCGGCATTCCATCGGTCCTTGAGCGCAGCCTGCTGCGTGGGCGTGGTGGCGTCACGGAAAAACTCTGCTTGGGGGAATGCCTTGCGCAGCCTGTCCTGCTCATGCTGGAAGTTGACGGCAACGAGGACAGGACCATCTGCCTTCGCCACGATCCGGCGCAGAGCATCGACCTTGAGGGTGTGGATGACATGCACTGCCTTCTCCTCATCGTAGCTCGCACCACTAGTGAACTGGAGCAGCTTGCTCACAAGGGCAGCGGCAGTGGCAGCAGTGATCTCACCTCCCTCTTTGAGTTGCAGGATGAGAGTTTTCTCGAAGTCGCGGTATTGCTCGGTGAGGTCATCACCCATCGGTATCTCCACGTCCTCGACAATGGGGTCTGGGATGTCCACCCAATCCTTTGATCGCAGGGTGAGGGTGATGTCGGAGATGCGCTCTTCGATGGTGTTGCGTGCCCCCTCTCGCACCTCCCACTTGTAGCCCATGTAATCCGCCTTGGAGAAGTAGGTATCCCGATAGAGCATGAACGCCTTGCCCAGCCTTACTCCATCGTCCACCAGTCGCACCTGGGCGAACAGGTCAAGCTCACTGTTGGGCATTGGGGTTCCGGTGAGACCCCACACCCGAGGGGGACGTGGGACTTTGGTGCGGAATCGATTAATGCGTTTGGAGGAGGGGTTCTTAGCCTTTGTCAGTTCATCAAAAATGCACACGTCATACGGCAGGGTTCCCCCACGGGCAGCGACGAGGTTACTCACCACATGCAGTGATTCGTAGTTGATGGTGTAGATGTCCGCTTTGCCGTCCAGGAATGCTTCTTTGCCTGCCGGGGTGCGGAGGTTGGCAACCTTCATCCACCGGAACTCCTCCCAATCCCTGACCTCCTCCGGCCATGTGAGGTTAGCCACACGGTTGGGTGCGACGACGAGACAACCCTCAGCCTCCAACTCAGTGAACAGGGTCCGCAGGGCAGAGAGGCAGGATGCCGTCTTGCCGATGCCCATGCCGACGAACAGCAGCGCATGGGGGCAGCGCATCAGGTGCGCGTGGGCGAGGACTTGGGGTGTGTCAGGTGTGAAGGATCGGATCATGGCACCTCCTTCATGGTGTCAACCAACGTCTTACCCAACTCAACCGAGCGGACGACATACACCAACTTGTGATGCTTGCGTAGTCGGTTGATCCACATCTGCTGCAATGGGGAGATGACACCCTTCTCGGTCTTGAACTCAACGAACATCACCTTGCCAAGCTCATTGATGAAGATGCGATCTGGCACACCCCGGCAACCGGGGGAGACGAATTTGAATACGAGGTATCCCTGCTTCTTGGCGTAGGCGCAGACTGCCCGTTCGATGGATGACTCAAGGGCACTCATAGCCTGTATTCCTTCCTCAGTTGTTGACGGTATTTGGTCACAGCAGCAGAGGCTAACCTCCGCTTCACATAGCCACGGTTGAATGTGTGGGACTCGCACCACAGTGCATCCTGCAACTCCTGCAAGGTGGCACGCTTCACCCACGGACGCAGGGTTGCCCAGCTTTTGAAATTTGGTGTGCTCATTTTCTGTACCAAGGTATTGTTTCTCCTTCTGCGACAAGCGGCAACCCCTCAGCCCATGCAGGCATGTCGGTGAGGCACTTGATAAAGTGTTCAAGGGTGTGAGCACTGCCACGGGTGGTGCGCACTGCCTCATCGTGGACGAGCATGATGATGTCATGCCCAGCCTTGGTTGCGTTGATCGCACCAACCCCCATGCAGTCGGCAGCGACACCCTGCGTGACGTTCTCCACCAACTTGCCACCATACGTCTCAATGCGTCCCCAGATCGCCTTGCCGGGGACCTGCCCGTAGAAGGTGATGCGGTCTCCAGTGAGGTGCGGTTCTGGGAATGAGAGGTGCCTGCCACTGGGGAGGCGGATCATCAGGAACCGAGTCCCGGCAGTGGTCATGCAGAACACAGTCAGGTGCTTGCCCACTTTGATCTTCTGCCCCGGTGAGTTGATCGCTCGTTTGCACGCACCCTCCAACTTATACCACAGACCCACCACCTCCTTGTGCGTCTCTCTGAATGTGCCCACTGCCAACTCAGCCACCTCTGCACTCACCTCCTGCCCGTAACTCTCACAGGTGCCAATAAACTTGTTTGCCCCCATACCATAGCCACACCCGAGCACTGTCTGCTTGCCCACGAACCGTTGGTCCTTGGTGATGTGCGCCACCGTGGTGCGGAAGATTTTCGCAGCCATGATCTTGTAGCGGTCAATGCCCTGCCGGAACTCCTCCAACGCATCCTCCTGCCCCGCCAACCAGCACACGATCCGTGCCTCAATCGCAGCGTAGTCTACCGAGTCCAGTGGCTCCTCGCCATCGTTGATGAAATGGCGGATGCAGGTTGCGAGAGTTTGCAGGATCGGACCATGCACCAGTTCGAGTGCATCCCTGCTTGCCCCACTGCGCAGCATGGCGAACGCATCCTCACTGTCCTTGGTGCTGCGCTTGAGGTTCTGCTGCTGCACCAACTTGCTACTCCATCTGCCCGTGGTGGCACCGTGGTAGAACAGGGTGCCACGGATGCGGGAGTCCTCGGGGTCTGCAAGCAGCAGCATGGACTTCACTTTCTTCACTGCCGCAAAGGAGACTGCTTGCCTAATCTGGAGTGCCTTATAAGCAATCTCGTCCAACCCGTTCATGTTGTCTGGTTCCCAATCTTCAATCTCGTCTGCCAGTGTGGTGGACACCACATTGGTGCCCTTGTAGCCATGCTCCCGCAACCAGGGCAGAAGCACCTTGGTCTGTGTGGGTGCAAACCCTGTGAGCTTGATGAACTCCTCATGCGCCTCTGCCGTCACCTCGTCGATCATCGCCTCTGCCCTGCGTAGGGTGGGCACATCGACGGGGAACCCTCGGTCATTGATAATGAGGTCATGGACAAACACCTCATGGGGCAACCCCGCGGCATCGAACAGGTGCAGTGCCTTCTCCACCTGCATCTCCACCTTCACGTCCTGCACGCAGTATTCGCACAGTGCCTTGAACCGCACAGGGTCCATCGCTGGTGTGCGTCTCCACGTCTCGGTGTGGTCCTTGTCAGGCTTTTGCGGGATGCACAACTTCTGGATCAACCCCTTGCCCTTGGTGTCCTTCTGCTGGGTCAACCCGAGGTAGGCTGCGCACTTCTCAAGCGAGTGAGGGATGCACGCACGTCTTGCCATCGCTGCTGTGCATCGCATCTGCTCGGGCTTGAGGCTTTGTAGCCCAACGCTCTTTGGCATTGTGTAGTTCCAGATTGCATACTCAAATGGGGCGTTGTGTGCATACACCACTGCGTCCTCATCCTCGCTCATATCCCACAGCATGTCCCACGCCTCGGACTGCTCAATAGGGTCAACCCAACTCACCCGATCTGCCCATACCCCCGGCACCCACAGCAGGGGTTCCCGATCCTCCCGTGAGATGGCGAGGCAGAGAATCTGCGTGGAGGGATGGCGGGCGTAACCGAACGTGCCCACCTTGCGGATGTCCGCTTCGCTAAAAGTTTCGAAGTCGATGTGGTACTTGCTCACCCCTCCACCCCCTTAAAGCGTTTGATGGCTCTGCGTGCAACGAGCACGGGGATGCACCCCGGTGTGTAGGCGATGGTGCCCAATGCGTCTGCGAGGTGCTGTGCTACTGCCTCAGCCCTGCGTTCGCGCAGCACAAATTCCTTGAGCACGGGTGCCCAAGCCCAGCGGGTGATGTATCGGATAAGTCGTCTCATGGTGATGTAGGTGGTAATCTTTTGAGCGTGGCAGGAATCGAACCTGCGACTATTGCGGTGTTTATTCGCGCTACCTTACCATTCGGTCACACGCTCAAAAGATTGCCACCCCTCCTGTGAGGGGCAGCGGGGGAGGACTAGCCAAGGTCGTCCTCGTCGTCGTCTTCGAGAGTGGTGAACTCCTCTTCCGCACGAACGGATGGTTTGCCTCCGAACGCTTCACCATCCTTGACGAACTGGACTGCGAGCAGTTCTGCAATCACCTGCTTGCCACCCTTGGGGTGCTCAGATGCCCACAGGCGCAGTGTGCAGTTCACGAAGCACCCAGCGTAAGGCTTGCCGTCCTCAGCAGCGAGGGGGCGCAGGTCCTTGTCCACCACCACGGGGCGACGACTGGAGTTGGATGCCACGTACATGTGGTCCTCATCGTAACCGTCATACTCCTTGAGGGAGGCATCCTTTAGGCACTTCTTCAGACCCTTGGGGATGCCCAAAGGCCACTTCGCCTTCGCCACTTTCTCAATCACCGATTCGATGAGAGCGATCTGCTTTGCATCGGTGTCGTTGTGCAGCATGAAGTTGGCTGAGAACCTTGGTTCCTTGCCCTCTTCAATTGCCTTAGGTGTGAACAGAACTGGGAAGCTCAGTCGCACATTCTTCAACCGCACTTTGGCGGGGTCCTCAATCGGTTTGCTCATGTTATTTGGTCTCTATGGGTTTGGGTTGTGTGCCTGCTATCAGGCAAAATAGGTTACAGTTGATTGCGGGTGTGCATCAAACGCACTTTTTGGATCATGCCACATACCCGTGTGGAGGCTTGGGCAAGCTCGCTTTCAAGCTTGCAGTTGACCAGGGTTTTTGGTGTGTCATCCTCCAACTCGGGGATGCCTGATAGGATGGGTGAAAGCCCATCTTCGAGTATGGTCAAAACCTCAGCCAACTCAGAAAGGTTGGTGTGAAGTTGAACCATTCGATCCTGAATAGGATGTGCGATTTCAGATGTCATTGCGTTTCCAGTCATGGTGTATTTGTGTTTGGTGTTGCGCTGTGACTTCACAGCAAATCTTCTGCGTCGAGGTCACTGAACTCGCTCAGTGCGTCGACTGGTTGCCACTCAGGACGAGGGTCATCGCTCATGGCGAGGATAGGCTTGCCGGGGGTGCGGACTGCGAGGGCAAGCACCTTGTCCCTGTCCTTCTTCTTCACCCCTGCTGCCTTCATCTTCTCCTCTAAGGCGAATGGGGATAGGAGGGTAGGTTCCATCGTCTCATAGACATCAAGCCCAAGGGGGGCAACACGCTCCAACTGCAATGCTGGCACACTCCAAATCCTCGTCCCCCGTCCCTCAACCAACTTGGTCCCCGGCACAGGGTTGCCCGCCTTCGCCCGCTTCTCTGCATACTCCTCCACTTGATCCATCCACTTGCGCACAGAGGGGATGTGGGCAAGCACCTGCGCCATGTTCTCATCGGTGATCTGCTCGGGCGGGGTGGGTGTGATCGGTTCAGCCTTGGTCATCCTGCGCACCACGGGCATCCCGGTGACGATCTGCTCTGCCCGTGCATCACACCATGCAGCAGCAGGGCACCAACGGCAGGTGGCATCGGAGGGGACAAACTTGAGCAGATGGGTGGCACGCTCTTGGATGAGGTGCGCGGGGACTGCGATGTCCCGCTCGGTGAAGAGGCGCAGGTGGTCCCAGGTAGTCTCCCATACCGAGGCAGGACCCTCACCCTCCTCCTTGCGGCATCGGGGTTGGTAGATGTGCATGATGACCTTGGTGGTGCCAGTCACCCAGCCTGTGAGGTCATACTCTTCGAGGGCGGATCGGGCGTAGATGCTCATCTGCTTGTTCTCCTCAGCATAGACCTTCACACCCTTGCCATACTTGTAGTCCACCACATGAATGGTGTTGTGCTCGGGCAGCATGAGCAGGTAGTCCACATGCCCATTGTCCTCGGGCAAGTAGAATAGAGGCACGCTGAGTTCCACCCCCCTCACGTCGATCAACCCCTGTGGATGGAGTGATGCGCAGTAACGCTTATATGCGTTGCCGTAGTCCAGCATCTCCCGAGTCGCATCATTGAGCGCAGCAGGCAACTTCTGCCCACGCATGAAGCAATCAGCAACCTCATGCCCCTTGGTCCCCTCAATGGAGAACACAGAGTCCTCCCGCACCACACGATCCTCGTTCTCCTCAAGGTAGATCGGGGATGCAGTGCAGACGGTCCAGACCGAGGCACCCGATGGGGCGAGTCTGGAGTGTTTGCGTTGAGCGTGTTGTGGTTGTGTCATAAGGCAGTTGCAATACCCCCGCAGGGGGACTGGAATTGCCCCACGGGGTTGCCCCCGTGAGACTGTTGGGCTAGCTGAGGTCTTCCTCCTCCAGCTTGGCAATGTCGGCTTTGAACTCTGGCAGTTTCTCGTCTGCGAGTTCCGCCAATTTAGCGACACCGTGAGCGGCGAGCACCTTCTTGGCTGCGTCCTTGCGTCCGCTCTCAACGAGTGCGGTGATGCTGGCTTTGCACTCGCTGCGCAGTGCCTCGAAGTCCACCTTCGGAGCTTCCTCCTTGGCGGGTGCGGGTTTGGTGCGGGTTGCCTTAGCAGCGGGTTTGGCGTTGTCAGTTTCAGCGACTTCCACCGTGGTGACGGCAACAGGAGCAGCACCGTTGCCATGTTTGGCAGCAATGAGTTCGAGTGCGACGACGAGGCGGGTTAGCAGATCAATGATCGGTTGCATTGTATTTTTGGTTTTGGGTTGTTGAAGCAGGACTCCCTGCGTGTTCATCACCATTTCACTTTCTGAATTAAACGTCAAGTGATTTGGTGAAAATTTTTGTTTCTTCTGTGAACGCAGTGATGAACTCGGCTGCGACTTGGGGGACAATGGCGTTGCCGTAACCGCGCAAGCGCACCATTCTGGAGGGAACCCGAGTAGCCAACGGGAAAAATGCGGGTTCAGAAGGGATGCGTCTTTGCTTACCATCCAGGCAGGGGATGACCGAACATCCTGCCCAATCAGGAACATTGCCTGCCGAGAGACCTGGTCCAGCCTTTTTCTCGGTGTCCCATCCGGGTTCTTTGAGTTTTGCTTCTGACCGGGTGTGTCCTTGTGGTCCCTGCAATTGGGGGTTACCCACCCAGCGTGCATACAGGGTCCCGTCCCGCTCTTGGAACTCATATCCATCTTCGGTTGGACCTGGGCATGTGCATTCAACCCCAACCCCCCAACCTCCGTATTCACCTGCGCAGATTGGGCAGGTGGGTTGCTCCCGATCCTCATCCCATTCGGCATAGATGCATTCATCGGCATGGACAACCCGTTTCCACTCAGTAGCTTTTGTTGCACCCCAGTAGATTCGCTGCCGGATGTGCGGTGCCCCAACGCTGTGTGCTCCCAGAACAACAGACCCGCAGGTGTAACCCGCTTCTTCCAAGTCCGTTGATACTCCATCGAGCCACCCTGCCCCAACTGCGTTCGCAACCTGTTCGCCAAAGACGTGTTGAGGTCTGCACTCCTTGATGAGGTTAAAGAAGATGGGCCAAAGGTGCCGCTCGTCCTCGGTGCCGAGGTTGTTTCCGGCTGAGGAGAAGGGTTGGCAGGGGCAACTGCCCGTCCAGACGGGTGTGTCTGCGGGCCACCCAGCAAGTTGTAGAGCAAGAGACCATCCGCCGATTCCGGCGAAGAAGTGGCATTGGGTGTATTTGGTGAGTTCATGTGGTTTGATTTCGGTGATTGATCGGGTGTCCACATCCCCATTCGGGATGAGTCCACGGTTGATTAGTTCCTGCAACCAGGCTGCGACTTCGGGGTCAAATTCATTGTAGTAGTTCATAGTACCATCTCCATTTCGAGGTTAATCAGGTCGTTTGCTCTGCGGTGTCTGGCGACCTCGACGTAGTCCCGCTCGGGTGCCGAGTTGTGAACCCACAAGTAGTGCCGCTCGTCGTCGATGATGAACCGTCCGAGTTGGTTGTAGTTGAGGTCACGCAAGACCCCGGCAAGTCCCTGTGCAGTGGTGCGGTTGAGTTTCTCCATCTCTAGAAATTCCATGAGCACCTTGCTGCTGACCACGTCCGCCTGGATGAGGGGGTGGTCCCCCTCGGAGATCAACCTGCGCACTGCTGACATCACTGGAGAGGCTGAGTCATCCACCAAGTCCTTGTAATACTTGCTCAACGGTGCGCTGCCCTTGGGGTTGAAGGTGTCGCGGATCGGGTAGTTTTCCAGCCAGTGCCGCAGCCCACCTGCCATGTTGGTCACCATGTCCATGAACCTCTCGAAGTGACCTGACTTCTGCAACGCACGCACCTGCTGTGCCGTCTGGATGGCAGCGTGGACGGGGAAATACCTTCTCCCATCCGGTGTGACAGGCAGGGAGTCTTTGTGGTTCGTGAGCAGCAAGTAAGCGGTCTTGTTGGGCAACCCCAGACGAGCGTCCTTGAACTTTTGCGTGACGCTCACTTGGTCGTTGGAGATCAGTGGCTTGAGCACGTTCATCAACTCGGTAGCACGCACCCCATCGACCTTCACCTCCTCAATGATGACCAGTTGTGCCCCGCTTGCCCACTCACTGAACCCTGACTGAATTTGTGGCACCCCAATGGACTTCACATGCGGTTCCCCTAGCACGGCAGACATTGCGACACCGAGGATGGTCTTACCACAACCTTCAACGCCTTGGATGAGTGGTGCCCATTGGATCTTGTCCCCCGGCACCTGCACCATGTATGCCATCCACTCGATGATGACAGTGCGATACTCCTCCTCAGCGATGAGCAGTTCCATGTGCCCCGTCAGGATGGCACCCGCCTCTTCCGACTGTGCCTCGTTGGGGTGCGGGTGGCAGCGACGATATGTGTTGACGAATGCCTTGCCCTGATTGATCACCCACAGGTCGTTCGGGGAAGATGGGTCGTAGGTGTAGTCCCACACCGAGGGGATCTTCACGGTGTTGAGGGCAAACTGGTTGGCGGGGAGCATCGGTCTGGAGAGGTTGGCGAGGCTTGCCTCCTGCCCTGACTCCATGAGTTGCTTCTCGGTGGGCAACAACCTCTTCCCATAGACTGCGTCCCATGACCGCTGGGTGTATTTCTCCCCCGTGCTGTGCCGGAAAAACTCCTCGGAGGCAGCAACATAGAACACACCCCTTGTCCACGGTGGCTGCGTGGTCTTCTTGTCGGCTGCGGGTTTCTCTTTGAGCTTATCACGCAGGAGGCGCATGTCCTTGCGCAGTGCGGTGATGCTCACCTTGGAACCCAGCCTGGATGCCTCCTTGCACAGTTGGTTCAGCAGTGCCTCCTCTTCTGCCTGTGAGAGCAGGGGGGTGGTGACAATGCGGGTGAGACCTTCAGAGAGTAGCTTACTCAGTGTGGGTGCTTCACCCAACCACGTTGAGGTTTGCTTGAATTGCTCGTCCTTTGCAGTGGACATGTCCCAACCAGCGAGACTGGCTCTGTGCATGAGGCTGCGGATCGTAACAGGTTGACGATTGAGCGGGGTGGGCTTGAAGGAGTCCCACTTGGCACGGGTCTCGTCCTCCCCGGCATACTTGGTTCCCTTGGCACTCCATTGGTCGAACAGGAGGTACGCTGCTTCCTCCTCAGCAGTGCCAGCAAACTGGTGCTTGAGTGAGGCAGCCACCTCGAGCCATTCCCTGTAGTCGAGGTCTGGATCAACGTGATCAAGCATTTCTGCGACTCGGGAGAGTGGCATGTTGTCAAGAGGAGCGCGAAGGAAGTCAAGAGGATCGAGTGTGCCATCTGCTGACATGGCACCACCCTGCTTGCGTCTGGATTCGGTCTGCACCTCGTTGGCTGCTGAGGAGATGTCGGATGTGGTGAATGGTCGTCCATCGGTGTTGGAGAGAATGAGGGGTTGATACTCTTCGGGGTCTTCGTCTGCAAACAGGGAGGGCAGGAACATGGCTTGCACGGGCACCATCGACTCACTGTTGATCTTGGTGAGACCGAGGGTGCGGGCGATGGTGCGGGCAGCATCATCATATGTGTCCAGCGGGATGGCATTCGCATCCACCATGACACGCAGCCTGGGCAGTTCTGGGGTCGAGGAGGCTGTGTGGTAGACGCAGAATGACCACGGTTCCATCTGCTGCTCCACCAAGTCCAGATTGGCGAGGAGCGGGGCAGCGGGTGAGGTGCCGTCCTTGGCAGTGTCGATGTCGAGGAAGATGAGGTTGCAGTGGGTGGCATTCTCGGTCCTGCGTGGGCACTTGGTCTCCTTGAACGCAGCAGGGGTGAGGTAGGGCACCTGCTTCGCTTTATCCCGCTCCTTGGGTGTCATCTCCACATACTGGGTGCGTGTGATGTTGAGTGGGATGGGGGTGAGGTGCCTGTCCACCAACTCCTTGAACGAGTTAGCAGACGAGGCTTTTACCCACCCCTCAATGGTCTGTCCGGTGTAGTAGCGCATGGGGGTGGCGAGACTAGCCGATGAGGTCTACGAGGTCACGCGCAATCTGCTGCGCACGGGTTGGGGGGATGAGGAAGTATCGGTCTCCTGGGTAGTATGGTGTCATGGTGAGGTGATGGTGGGTTAAAGGTTACAGGAGGTCATCGTCGTCTGGGGTTGCCGCACTGCCCAGTTTAGGCACCACTGCGATGCACTCGAACAGGGTCTCGCGCTCTGCACCGAGTTGCCCGCTCGGTTCGACAAGGGCAACGCTGCCGTGGGTGCTGAGTTTGGCGATGAACGCACGCACATGCTTCTCAGGCACGCTGAGTTGGTAGAATGCCTTTTCGAGTTCATCGTCCTGCCAGTTGACGCACTGGTGCATGTCGGAGGAGTGACCCATGAGGGCACGCACCTGTGATGCCGTGGTGCCGTAGCAATCCCAAGCTGGGCGTTTGCCCTGACTGGGGGTGAGGTAGTAGTCCGCACCGTAGGACTTCGCACGGCAGAGGTTGTGCCTCTTGGAGAGGATGGGGATCATGGTGCTCATGGCAGGATTGCGCGGATGGATTTGAGCGTTGCCTGCGCATCGGCAAGTTGGTTCTTGAGCTTTTGGTTCTCCTCCATCAACTCACGGTAGAAGGACTCGATTCGCCCCATTAGCTGCGACGATGCTGCTTTGATAGCATCGGTTGGAATGTGCAAACCTGTCCCTGCGTCACGGTCCGCAACAATCCGCCACCCGATAATCTCTGCCTCCCTGTCCTCCGTTTGACCGAAGTAATGCTGCTTCATGGGAGCAGTGCATTGGTTGCCGTTGCGGTACATCACCTCCATCACTGTGTCGGCTTGGATGTGAGAGTTGATGTACATCACATCAGCAGGGGTGTGTGCCGTCCATCCGTTCATCCGCCACATGGCACCGTCGATGAGCGTGTAGCCTTCGGGCAGCGGGGTGTCGCTGGGGACTGCGTAGGTGACTGCCAGTTGATCCACTCCGGCTAATGGGTTCACAGGTTTCCAGTAGTGCCTCCTAATGCTGAAAACCAAAACATTGTTGTCCCTTTGTGGGGTGTTCTGAAACCGTCCATCCACCTCCTCGGGGATGAGCAGTCGGTAGCCTTCTGGGGGTGTCTGTTGTGCGGGGTTGTGCCAGGGTATCTTTTTCATGGTGGTGTGGTGTTATGGGTTACTGTGAGGATTGCTCCAAGTTGCTCACACACTCTTGGAGTGCGTCGATTGCACTTTGTGCCTCGTCGTTGGCTTGCTCCAATGCGTCGATTGCCTCCTGCATCACCTGCCCTTTTTCCCCCTGTTGCAGACTCTCAGGTAAGTTGTCCATTGCCTCCTGCTCCTCATCCCGAATCTCCTGAATCCGCTCTTGGATTAATTCGACTTCGCTTTGGAGCGATGATGCCTGCGATACCAGTTCTTCAATTTGCTTTCTGCGTTTTTTGTTCATGGTGATGTGGTGTTATGGGTTGACTAAGGTTTTGAGGTCCACGTCCAGCTTGGCTGCGAGGCGCACCAACTTGTCCACTCGGGGCATCCGGCGATCCGCCTCATAGTGTGAGAGGAGGGACTTGTCCCACTTGAGCTTCCTGCACAGTTGCTCTTGGGTGAGTCCTGCCTGCATACGGTAGTGGCGGATGCGATTACCGAGGGTGCGGAGTTGGGGGCGTGGCTTTTTCACCCAGCCAGTTTTAGCTGACTTTACGTTTCCGTCAACACCTATTTTTTGAGCAACCTTTTCGCCTGCCTAATCGCACGTTCCACATCGTCCATGTCCAACTCGTCCTCGCAGTGGATCAGGGCAAGGAGGGTGCGGATGGTGTCCCTGTATTCCCTGCGTTTCGGGCGGGGAGGGCAATCCGAGTCCTGCCTTTTCGTCTGCCCTTCCGCAGGGTGTACGGACACTGCCCGGAGCGTGCCGCTGAGGGTCTGGGCCTCGACGACCAGGGCAGGGGTTGCCCCCGCGATTCGGTGGGCTGTGACCAGGCCAAACGCATCTGTGACGGTGGGGGGTTTGGGGTTGCTGGTGTGCAGGATCAAAGTGAACGGGTGCGAGTATACCGGAGGGGTGGGGGGGTCAGGAGGTTGCATGGTGGGGGTGAGGTTAGCGGGCAAGCTGGGGGAGTTGCAAGCACAAAAAACCCCGCACCTTTTCAGGGGTGCGGGGTGGTGGACCCGAGTGTTGCGGGGTGTTACCCTACCACCTCCTT